GGTAGACATGTAGTCTTTCGTGATTACTTTGGAGATAATGTTTTAAAACCACCAAAGGAAAATTTTATGATGCCTAAAGTTCATATCCTACCAATGGATATACGCTTTATGGACGGAAATGGTATTCCTTGGGCAAACAGAATAAATGAGTTAGCATACAACCCAGAGTACCAACATTCTGTGGCAATGGCTGCGTCATCGTACGCAGCCAAAGGTCATAAAGTGTTAGTGGTATCTGATAGAGTAGACTTCCTCAGAAACTGCGCGGAACTCACTGGTGATAACGCAGTTTGTGTGACTGGAAAAATCCATCACGAAGATAGAGCAGACATAATAGCACAGATTTTTGAAGACAAAGACGTTCTCTATGGGACACAGTCTATATTCTCTGAGGGTATATCCTTAAACATTCTAAGCTGTTTGATACTCGCAACACCAGTAAATAACGAGCCGTTACTTACACAGCTCATTGGAAGAATAATTAGAGATTATGAAGGAAAACAACAACCTGTAGTAGTAGACATTAATTTAATTGGAAAGACCGCAAAGAGACAGGCTAGTCTACGACTAGGCTACTACCTCAAGCAGGGTTATGAGATATCAACCTTATAAGGACCTCCGAAAAATACTACTTGACATGGGTTTAAAAAATTGTTATAATATATGATAAAATATAATTGGGAAAAGATAAATAGTGAGACCAAAGGAGATTCAAATTCTATACTTACTGTCATTCATTTATTAACTTATAAAAGAATACCTGCGAGTAGGAAAGACAACACTTATAAATACTTCGGTAAAAGTTTTGTGGGACATAGCTTTTTGCTAAATCCTAGACAATTACTTGCAGAGAGAAAAAATTATAGCAATAAAGAAGCTGCGGAGTATATCGCAGTAGCTTCATACCGAAATTATTTTAATTATAAAAAGACAGGGCAAACAACACTAGAGTTGATTCATTTACCTGTCGACACAAGCATAGTAAATCGCAACAGATTGCTTCGGATAGAGAATGGTCTAGTACACTTTCTATTTGAAGATAACGCTAAATGGAGAACATAAATGGCATTAAAATTTAATCAAGCACAGGGGAGTGCAAAAAAATCCTCAATCGACCAGTACACTTACAAAGAAGGAGATAACATCTTCAGACTAGTAGGAGACATACTTCCAAGGTATGTTTACTGGATTAAAGGTGAGAACGGCAAAAATATTCCTATGGAATGTCTTGCTTTCGACCGTAACACAGAAACATTTAATAACAAGGAAACAGACCATGTAAGGTCTTTCTTCCCTGATTTAAAATGTGGTTGGGCATATGCAATTCAAGCTATTGACCCAACTGATGGCAATGTAAAAGTTGTCAATCTAAAGAAAAAACTAATGGAACAAATCATGGTTGCCGCAGAAGATTTAGGCGACCCAACCGACCCTGAGACTGGGTGGGACGTTTGTTTCCAAAGAGTTAAGACTGGACCTATGGCATTTAATGTCGAGTACAGACTACAAGCACTTAAGTGCAAACCAAGACCTTTAACAGACGCAGAGCAGGAAGCAGTTGCAGAACTACGTTCTATGGACGATGTACTAGCAAGACCTACACCTGACGCACAGTTAGAACTTTTACAAAGAGTAACGCAACCTGCTGGTTCAGAAGCACCATCAGAAGTTGACTCAGAATTTAGCATTAGTTAAGGAGAGAAAAATGGATTATTCAATAGGAGACGTATTCCCCGAGTTTACAACAGCAGCATGTGATATTGATAACACGCTTATCGATATAGATGTACTGCAAGAAAACATGTGGACTGTAATTTATTTTTATCCAAAAGACTTTACATTCATTTGCCCAACAGAAATAGCCGATATGGATAAACTGCTGGGCGATGCTGATGTTTTAGGATTCAGTCCTGATAATGAATTTTGTAAATTGGCTTGGAAAGAAAGCAATGATATTATCAAAGACATTCAACACCCTTTGTGTTGTGATGCTGGTAGTGAACTTGCAAAAGAGTTAGGTGTTTATAATCATAAAGAAGGAGTTCCTTACAGAGCTACTTTTATTCTTGATGATGAACATGTAATTCAACACTACTCTGTCAATGCACTTGACACAGGTAGAAACGCTGAAGAAATACTAAGAACACTTCAAGCCTTACAGGCTGGTGGACTTACAGGTTGCTCATGGCAGCCAGGAGATGACTTCGTAGCGTGAAGGGGTACATAATAACAATTTGTATTGGTATGTTTGCAACTATAGCAGTTGCTTACAATAGCTTAGAGTATAAAGGGCAACCTAATAATACTTCTTGCTCTGGAGAATGCTACGCAGAATATGTAGCTATTAACGGAACTCCCGCAGAAATAGAAGCTAAAAAGAAGGAACTTGCTAACTTAGATGAGTTTTCTTCTATTAGAAGTCTATGGGCAGGATGTGCTGCATGTCATGGTCAAGATGGCCAAGGTATGGCAGTATTTCCAGCACTCAAAGGACGTTCCTCTGACTATATTGTAGGTAGATTAAATGCTTACAAAAACAGAGAAACAGTAGGTGCTATGTCATCTACTATGTGGGGACAAGCAGCTATGCTATCCGAGCAAGAAATAAATACAATAGGTAACTTTATTCAGGAAACAATGAAATGATATTATTTACAGCAGACTGGCATATTAAATTAGGTCAAAAGAATGTACCAATGGCATGGGCATGTACTAGATACAAGTTGTTTTTCGAAGCTATTCATGAGCTAGAAAAAGATGAAGATATTAGTATGCACATCATTGGTGGAGATTTATTTGACCGTGTTCCTTCAATGGACGAGCTTACACTTTACTTTGATTTTATTAAAGATGTAACTATACCTACTATTATTTATGATGGTAACCATGAAGCAACTAAAAAGCACAAAACCTTCTTTAGTAACTTAAAGAGAGCAACGTCTGATGTAAACCCACTAGTTGAGATTATAG